CAACATACAAATAAAACTCCCACGGGTCGTCACCGACCGGATGGGAGTCCGTATGTTGCCTATTTATTTTTTTGCGCCTAACTTCTCCGCGTCTTCAGGTTGAAAGAAGCTCGTGTTGAAAATACTCATAGCGGCGGTGTAAACACTTTGCATTTCGTTAAAAGGAATAGCGTTCATTAACTCATCTACGGTTGTTTCAGTTCCACCGGTTCGAACCATCGCGTAAATTAAAGAGTTAACTAACCGCAATTCTTTTGGTCCGAGGGTGACATTTTTCTTGTTCAGAATCTTGTCAAAATCGGATTGGAATTGCTGAAAGCTCTTACCGTAGGCTTCCTGAACATATTCCATACTCATCATGGTAAAAGCTACGGGCAATTTCACGCCTTGAATTGTGATAGTGCTCTTGTCGGTGGTAACTTTTGGGAGTAAATCTTTTAATTTAGCCATAAATTAACCCTCCGGGCTGGTAACTGCACTAGCAGCCGCTTCTAATGAAGTATCATCGAAAATAACCTGCTTGAAGAAATCATCAATGGTGAATGTGGCCGCAGATTCACGCATTGAGGAATAGCGAGCGGCATAAACTTGACTGTTCCGCAAGCCACTAGCATTCAGCGTCATATCCAAATCAACTTCCTTAAATTCTTCCTCAGAAGTTTCCCATTCGTCATTCATGGCGGGATCAAGGGTAACAGATGGTAACCAAATACCATCCTTGGCACCGTCCGCCTTATCACCGATAATCCCAAACGCAAATTCAGGTAACGTCTTTGCAAAGGTCTTCGTAAACGTAACGCCATTCTTCGCAACTTCGCCCCGCATCAAGTCCAATAATTCTACGGGGAAACCTAAGTGGGATACCGTCACTTCAATGCTAGTTTCTTGCGCGATAGTCGTAAACTTCTTAGAAGATGCGTAGACATCTACCGACTTCCCATTACCCTTAAATCCAACCTTCTTGATGGTTGGTAAGCGCCAAATCTTCGTATCATAAACCGGGGCACTACCTGTAGTTTCGGAAGTAGTCTTCATTGCTAGAAACGCATCATCAACACCGGTAACTAGCTTCACATCTTCATTCTTAGTTGCGTCAGCCATTTAAATCATCCTTTCATGTGACTCATAATTTTTTGTTGCATAATCTGCTCAATCTTTGAACGGTTTTGCTGAAAAGTACCCCGCGCAAAGTGTCGCGGCTTTTGGTAAATCGTTCCATTCTCCGGAAAAATCCAGTACCATGCTTTATCATCGAACGCCACATGAACTTCATCATGCTCAATCGATACGTGAACATGTTCGCGGGCGTGTTGATGATTTAAAACAGATTCTGGAATTTGTGGAAGCAATTTTTCTAAATAAAAATCCGCAGCCTCTTCCAGCGCGGACATTTCAACCGAGTGACCAATATTGATATTTGAGAGTTTCTTAGCCATATCTTCAAATCCATTCCCATCACTCATCTACCAGCACCCGTACAAACGTGAAAAAGTTCGTGATCGTGTCATCATTCTCATCCGCTTGTTGCGAGTGCCATGGCTGATGAGGAATATCATTGAGCAACCGATTAATCGGTAGTAATTCCTGTTCTGTTCCAGCAGTGAAAAGAGAAATCTGGTACTCGCAAAGGGTAGCACCAGACTTTGAACTTCCCCACACCTCCGAAACATCACCAGACGAATACACTAGATATGGGAATGCCGTATTTTTAGGGGCCTTATCACGAAACACTTTCAGGCCACTAGATTTTAGGCGCGTTCGAAACTCATCAAATTTAATCAACATAAGCTAAACTCAGCTCCATTCTTTGTTCCGGACGTTCAGAATAAATCCGCACAACCTTATATTTAATTTCGCCAATCTGAATCCGACTTAATTTAGTAGTGATTCGCTTGTCATAGCGCACCATGATTCGCATCGCAATATCAGTCTTAGCTTGCATGGCCAAATACTGCTCACTACTGGTAGTTCCAATTTCTTCATAGCGAATCTGTCGGGATGGCAACCACATTTGAACCGGGCGATCGTCTTCATCAACATCACTACCCAATTCAAGCAGTGTCCCAATATACTTAAGTTTGTTGGTTATTTCCGTCATCAGTCAGCACCTCCAACGCAAACATCGGTTCTAACGATAAAAGTGCCGCTCCTAAATCCTCAGTGGCGCTTCGATTGTCATACATGACAGTGGCAACCATGATAGTTAAGTAGTCCTCACTGTGACCAATTTTCTTAACCACATATCGATCCGCGGATTCTCGATAAAAATCAAGCATGGAATCATCCATACCATCTTCCCAACGAATGTGACTTTCTAATTTTTCAATCAATGGATTTTCAGCCATCGCGTCCCCTCCTAATCGCTAGGAACCAACGCCAATAGGTCGGCCTTAAGCGTCACACCGTCATGCTTGATTCCGTTGGCGTCAAGCCACGCGGTAATCTCCGAGACGGTACTTGCACTAGTCGGCTTAGCTGTCGGTTCGTCACTTTGAGGGGTTACGCTTTTGGGGCTGAACTTAACAGCGCAAAGCCCTTAGTAGTCAATAACCCGAGGTCAACGATTGCGTATGCACCGTAATCGGTTTGACGTGGCTTAACGTGGTCTTCCATAGCAACTGACATGGATTCATTAGTATTAACATCAACGGTTTCTGATACATTCCCAATCAGAATTTCGCCATCCTTCAAACCGGCATCAGCTTTGACGGTTCGACCAAAGATGTTACCGACCCCACCATTATTTGTATCAGCAACAAACATTGGGCGGCCGTTACCGTCAACCACATTGGCTAACTGGTTCCAAATAGTCGCGTTGTTGGCGTAGACAGCCGTACCGTTTGCCAGCGTAGAATGGATTAAGCCCATGGCCCCGGTCAAATCTTTGTAACCGACTTGATCCGTGTAGGTCTTAACTTGTGGCGTTGAATCTTCTTCATTCAACAGCGTGATAATACCTTTAGGCTGCTTAACACCGGTACCATGACTAGTAGCGACACCCAGCGCAACACCTACCCGATCAGCTAATTCCTTAGTCAGGAACGTGATAAAGTCGGCTTCGCTCATGGCCTTCATCTTCCATGACACGGTAGCGACCTTGTTTAACTCGAAGCCGTCCAAAATTAATTGACCAAACTTGTTTTCTTCGTCATCGGCAACAGCGTCTTCATCAACCCATTGTGCATCCCCGGCAACGATGCCATCATGTTTGTTGATAATCAGCTTACCCTTAACGTTAAACTTCCGAGCGTCTGCGAATAATGGATATTCTTCTTCGGCTAACTTCCAGATACCCGCAACCACAGTTTGAGGAATCAGCGTAGGCGTGTTGGTCGTTTGGTGACTAAATTCAGCATTTTCAACCCGGTTTACAGAATCCAAAACTTTAGCTTCGGTAGCGTCCAGCGTCTTACCCATGGCAAACTTAGCCCACGCGTGTTGATAGCGTGGATCTTCCTTAGCTTCTTCATTTTCGGTATCAGTCGTTTGTACCTTTGCAACTGGCTTTAATTTACCATCTGTTGAATTCGTGATGATTGGATTAGGTGCCATGGGTTGATTGTCATTCAACGCATTCAAATCTGCTTGGGCCTTTGCACCGGCTTCGGCATCAGCATCTAACTTCTTGACCTTGGCCATAATTTCATTGGCTTTATCGGTGTTACCGGCCGTGAGTTCAGTCTTTGCGTTCGCCATCAAATCCGCGCGTTGCTTTAAAAATTCGTCTTTAAACATATTGTTTTCCTCCTAGTTGTAAGTACTCAAACTCAGCATTAGAAAAAGCCAACTGCTTTGAATTGTCACTAGCAGTTGACTCTTTTAATAAATCTCGTAATTTTTCGATATTTCGAATCCCACCAAAACTTGCAACAGCGGGAAGTGGCTCTTTTGCATCATCGAACATAACTTTATCTGCAAATCCTTTTGCAATAGCATCATCCGGTGAAATCCAATAAGTTGAATCCATCAACGCCAGAATCTCATCGTGAGAAATCCCGGTCTTTTGCGTGTAAGCGTTGGCTAACGCGGAATCCACACTATCCAACATCTTTTGCGCATCTTCCAGATCGTTTGAATTCCCATTGGCGACTGTTGCCGCCTTATGAATCATCAACATTCCGGCGGGACTAATTTCAACAATATCGCCAGCCATCGCGATTAAACTAGCAGCACTTGCCGCCAATCCAGCAACCTGAGTAGTAACCGTACCGGGATATTTACGCAGCATGGTATAAATTTCAGAACCGGACCATACATTACCGCCACCGGAATTAATTTCAACTTGCACCGGCTCACCGTTAGCATTGTCAAGCCCCGTTTGAATCATCTTGGGATCTACATAATCGATTCCCAAAAAATCATAAATCCAAGCGTCATCGTTACTAATGACCTCGCCACTAACTTTCAGTGTCTTCATTGTTTTCATCACCTCCCTTCATCGGTTCATTCGCTGTCCCGGTATCTTTCCGTAGCAGTAATTTATCGCCCCCGGCAACCGGCGGCAAATTGAAGTAACTCCGAACTTCGTTAGGTGACATAATCGCCCGATCCACAAACTGCACTAATTGAAGTTTGGTTTGCATTGACGCGTAACTTAAATCGTTTGATTCAAACACAATCGAATTACCAAACGAGCGTTCACGGCGGTTAAAAAGTACACGGGTCCACTGCTCGCTCATCTGCCGCAGGAACGGTTCAATCTGCGACTCATAGTAACTAATCCATTGATTTTCGGTATAACTGGCTTGAATAATCGGTTTACTGATATGAAAGATTGAGTAAATTCGTTCGGTGGTAGCTTCCATTTGTTTTTCGTTTGGCACGTAATCATCCGGGTGAATCTGCACGGCATCCACCGAACTATCTACCCCAGCGGCACCGATTCCACCATCGGTACTAGCTAGGTAATTGGCAACGAACGCTTCGGTATTTTTCTTCACGTCTTCCGGCCGCAATGATTGCTGATATTTAAGTAACCAACGAATAACGCCACTAGATTTAATTGCGTTCACAATCCCCTGATCGGTTGTGTTCACAATCTCCATTAGTGGCGTTAAAGTGGCGGCATTTGATTCGCCAAAAATATCATTTTCGTTGTAGTCTTTTCGGAGGTGGATAATTTGTGAGTACGGGAACGTGTAAATTTGCCCGTCTCGTAAATAAAATCGCAAAAATAAAGTAGCCTGATCGTTCTGTAAAGCCTCAACTGAATTCGCTGTAATTGGCCAAATTGCGTTGGGTAGCCCGTTAGAATCTCGTTGGACATACGCGAATGCATTATTGTTTAACTCCAATTGCGTAATCATTTTTTCTTGTAGCATTTGGCCGGTCATGATTGGATTCGGGTCACTCAGCAGGAACTTAATGTATACGTCCGGATTCTCTGTAAACGAATCTTTCGTACCAGCGCGAATATGCTTAGCAACTGCTTTACCAATTGCCCCAGCTTTAACCTCAATCGCCGAACGAACGATATCAGATTCATAAACGCGGCCATTCCACGAAAAGTAGTTACTTCCCAGATTAGTCACCAACTTAAAACCCGGCGACACGGGCACACCATGATCTGAACGATTAAAAATATTTTTCCAAAATCCCAATAATTTCACCTCCCTTCACTAAATGACGTATAACAAAATTTAATGTTCACTTTTTCCCCCTCTCATTTCTTGAAATATCTTCTGTA